AAGGAAGCTAAATCCTGGAACTTAGGTTTCAGTGAGGTCGTCTACGCGGTGGGACAACCGATGGGCGCGTACTCGTCGTGGGCTATGCTTGCGTTGACGCATCATGCCATCGTACAATTGGCGGCTCACCGTGTGAGCCCAGGTGCGAAAAGAGGGGGATGGTTCTTGGATTACGCAGTGCTCGGAGACGACATTGTTATTGCAAACAAGGCCGTAGCTAACGAGTACCTTAGACTTATGTCTCTGATAGGAGTCGAGATCGGGCTTGCCAAAAGCCTGGTCTCTTCTCAGGGAACTTTCGAGTTCGCTAAGAGAACATATTTCAAGGGACAGGAGGTATCTGCTATGTCCCTCGCTGAGACTTCGGTTGCACTTAGCAACCTTACCTCGTTGATGGAACTAGTCAGAAAGAACTTAAAGTTCGCAAGAATTAGAGTATCTTCTGTAGCGCGCTTCGCTGGTTACGGATACCGAAACCTAGCTCGCCTACAGGTGATCTGGGCAGTAGGGAATCGTCTAGGACGTCTGTCTGCTTGCCTGCACGCTCCAGGCAGCGTCTGGCCTACTCGAGTCATCGAGTGGATCAGCGCTGTTGGACCTGGGGCGGCGATCAAGGACGACGCACCTTTATGGCGAGTCGCCATGGGGGTGTGGACAGAATTGATTAACCGGGCCGTGACAAGGATTGTTAAGATTGAGCAGCTCCTACCTTCAATCGGGCTTTACTCTTATTCGTACGGTGAAGACCGTCCGAAAACAGAGGAGGAACGAAAGAAGGAGTTCCGAGGTAAACTCCGAAACGGCTTAGTCGCCGTCCAGGGTTACCTTGGGATAAAAGGAAAAGGTTTAGAAGGTGTTTTCTCTGAAAATGCCTTCAACGACTTCTTCCTAGAATGGGTTGCTCGACCCTATCATGATAAGTTATGGAACCGCGTGAAGAAAGTAGATGGGATGCTCCGAGAGCACAGTCCATACATTCTCCCGTCATGGAAAGACCTTGATGCACTCTGGTCTGAGTTATTTGATTATAACTCGGAGTCGGGAAGTTTCCCAACTCGAGCGCAGCTGTTGTCACGTAAAAATGACGACATCAGCGTAAGGGAAGGGGGACGGATCCTCCGGTTATGGTTGAAACTCAGAAGGATTGTTCGATCAGGCTCGACTGTGACCCTATCACTCGCTGCCTCGACACGCACATGGCCAAAAGCCATGCGGCGCTGGGATCGCGGTCTAGGGCAGGACCGTGTGAACATGGCTGACTCAGCAAACGCAACAGA